GAGTGGTGGCAACTGTGGCCGGACGACGTCTACCCGCCGATGGATTTTATTCTGGCGTCACTGGATACGGCCTACACGACCAAGGAGATCAACGACGCCAGCGCCATGACGATCTGGGGCGTGTTCTCCACGGATTCTATGGCGCACGCCAGCCGGTTCATTGATGAGGACGGCAGGCCCCAGTACATGGACCGCGCGTACAATGAGCAGGCTCCCAAGGTCATGATGATGTACGCTTGGCAGGCTCGGCTTGAGATACATGAGCTTGTCGATAAGATCGCCAAGACGTGCAAGTCGTTCAAGGTTGACAAGCTGCTGATCGAAAACAAGGCGTCAGGCATCTCGGTGGCGCAGGAATTGCGGCGCCTGTATTCAAATGAGCGTTTCTCGGTACAGCTTCACGATCCTAAAAGCATTGATAAGCTGTCCCGACTGTACTCCGTGCAGCATCTGTTTTCCGAGGGCATGATTTACGCCCCGGATAAGGAGTGGGCGGACATGGTTATGAAGCAAGTCGGGCAGTTTCCGAAGGGAAAACACGACGACTTATGTTTAATTGGCGATACAATCATCACAACCAAACGTGGAAACATTAAACTTAGCGAAGTTAATACTAACGATAAGGTTTTGACGCCTATTGGATGGAAGAGGGTTATTGACGCCGGTATGACCGGCTCCAAGCCGGTTATCACGCGAGATTCCGTGACAGGAACCGGAAACCATCCGGTATTTTGTTGGACAGGATGGAAAGAACTTGATACAGTAGCAATGTCTGAAAACATCGCAGGGCTATCACTATGCGACTTGATCCGAACAATCCGCCTGAAACCGTGGAGTTCAACGGCGTCATCTACAAACGAATGGGTGGAAAACGACGCTACTACCTATCGCAATCAAAAACCAATGCCGGAAGAAGGCGCGCAAAGGGGCTGCACGTCGCTGTTTGGGAACACTTCTCCAATCAATCAGTTCCTGATGGCCATGAAGTCAATCACATCGACCGCGATACTTTTAATTGCAGTTTTGAGAATTTGGAGTGCTTACCAAAAAGTGTGCATCGGAGACTTCCTAAAAAAATGCCTCCGGGTCACAACGAGCATCTCGCGTCTATTCGACCGCTTGCTTCAGCGTGGCACAGGTCGGAAGAGGGGCGGGCTTGGCATCGTGAAAATGCTAAAAAATCTCTTGATCTCGCTAGGGCTGCAAAAGTTCATAAGCTACCTACTGAAGGTGGCGTATGCCGGTGGTGCGGAGGTGAATTCTCTTTCAGAACCTCTGCCAAAGTCTTCTGCTCAAACAAGTGCACAGGAAAATTTTCAAGATACAATCGCGGACTCAATAAAAAAGCCCACCCATATTACTTATCCCGTCTACAATCTGACGGTTGAGGATGCGCATTGCTATTACGCAAATGGAAAACTTGTCCACAACTGCGACACCGTCTCGATGTCCCTGCGTCATTTGCGCGAATTAGGTATGATTGTCCGATCTCAAGAGCGTATTGAAGAGATCGAAGGTATGAAGACTTACCCAGGGGGCAATGATGTGCCACTGTACCCCGCCTAAAGGAGAAAATACATGGCTAGAGCGCCAAAAACTATCGAAAATAAAGAAATCGCGGCGGAAAACACCATCGAGCTTCCGGCAGCCGGAGCGGGACGGGCAAACGACGTCGCCGTCGAGGCGCTGAAGGCGATTGCGGACGCCGGAAGCCGCAAGCGCGACGCATTTGGCCGCCATATTGCCTATCGTCCCGATCCTGAGCTTATGGCCCGCATTGCCCGCGACGCTCTTGAGAAGATTTCGGCCAAATGAGCCTCAAAGACGAGCGGATACTGGCTTCGGCGACTGTTGATATAATCAGGCAGGGTATTCCAGCCCTGTGGGAGGTGACTGTTTGGGGTCAGCCTCCCTTTGATCATAGACGTGTCTATACCTTGAAGGCTAATACGGATAATATAGCCGCCAAGCAGGGCATTGATCTCTTTGTCGAAGAGATGGAAGCCATTCGGGACGCCGAATTAGAGGAATAGCAATATGCCGATGACGCCGGGGCTCGCTTCAGCCATCCGCCAACCCGGTCCTGAAGAGGATGTGGGCCTTGGCGACGACGATATTATTGTCGAAATGGCTGATGAGGGCGCGGACCTGCCCGAAATCGATAGCAAGGGCAATATCATCAAGATTGAGCATGGTGACGGCTCCGTCACTGTGTCTACTGATGGTCGGCCTATTGATGGCGGCGACCGCGAGGCGAAGCTGGAGTGGTTCGACAACCTTGTTGACGACATCGAGAGCGGCGAACTGAACCGGATCGCCAGCGACTTGCTTGACGGCGTCGAGTACGATCTATCGAGCCGCAAGGACTGGATTGAGAGCCGCACCCAGGGTCTGAAGCTTTTGGGTCTGCAGATTGAAATTCCCGGCCTCCAGGGCGCGTCCGACGGCGCTCCCGTGGAGGGCATGAGCAAGGTGCGGCATCCACTGCTTCTGGAGGCGGTGCTGCGCTTCCAGGCTAATGCCCGCTCTGAGTTGCTGCCGACTGACGGCCCGGTGAAAATTCGCAACGACGACAACAACGCCGAACTGCGTGAAGACCAACTGGCTAACGCCCTGGAGCGCGACCTCAACCACTACCTGACGGCGGTGGCGACGGAGTACTACCCCGACACCGACCGCATGCTGCTGATGCTGGGGTTTGGTGGCACGCAATTCAAGAAGGTCTACTTCTGCCCCCTGCGTAACCGTCCCGTGTCCGAGACGGTGGACGCCGACGACCTGATCGTCAACAACGACGCCACCGACCTGTCGAACGCCAAGCGCATCACGCACCGCGTCATGATGCGCCCCTCCGTGGTTAAGCGCCTGCAGATCATGGGTGTCTACCGCGACGTCGCCCTGGGTACGCCCAAGGCGGCGAACCTCGATTCGCTGCAGCGTGAGGAGAAAGCGCAGCAGGGCATTGAGGTCAGCACGACCAAAGCTGAAGACCGCGACCGCGAGATTTATGAAGTCTACTGCGAACTGGACATCAAGGGTTTCGAGCATAAGCACAAGGGCAAGGCGTCCGGCCTTGAAATCCCCTACCGCGTGACGATTGACGTCTCGTCGAAAGAGATTTTGTCGATTGTCCGTAATTACAGCGAGGACACCAAGGCTCTGCCGGTGTCTCGCAAGAACTTTGTGAAATACACATTTGTGCCGGGTCTTGGATTTTATGACATCGGGCTCCTGCACATCCTCGGTAACACGACCAATGCCATTACCGCCGCGTGGCGCGAACTTCTCGACGCGGGGATGTACTCCAACTTCCCCGGCTTCCTCATGGCCGACACCGGCGGACGCCAGAACACCAACATCTTCCGAGTTCCTCCTGGGGGTGGCGCGCTCGTTAAGACTGGCGGACTGCCCATTTCACAAGCCATCATGCCTATGCCGTATCAGCCGCCTTCTCAGGCTCTGATGATGCTGGTTGATAACATGGCCCAGACGGGGCAGCGCATCGGCGGCACGTCTGAGATGTAGGTCGGCGAGGGCCGCGCCGACGCCCCCGTCGGGACTACGCTGGCCATGATTGAGCAGGCCACCAAGCTGCTGAACGCGGTGCATAAGCGCCTGCATGCGGCGCAGGCCGAGGAGTTCCAGTTGCTGGTGGAGGTGTTCAAGGATCACCCCGACAGCTTCTGGCAGCGTAAGGGTCGCTCGTCGGTGAAGTGGGACGAGCAGACGTTTATGCAGGCCATTAATAATTGCGAACTGGTGCCGCAGGCTGACCCGAATACAGCGTCTCACGCCGTCCGCGTCATGAAAATCACGGCTCTCAAGCAATTGCAGCAGGCCAATCCGTCGATGTATGACCCGATTGCGATTGATACGGCTGCCCTGCAGGCGATTGGCTACTCCAACCCGTCTCAGTTCTTCGCGCCGCCGTCTGCGCAGCAGCAGCCTCCGCCCGAGATGCAGCAGATGATGGCCAAGATGGCTAATGAGAAGGCTGCGGCGGACGCCAAGAAGGCTGAAGCCCAGGCCAAGGTCGCCGAGGTGCAGGCGAAGATCGCCCAGGGCGCGTACGCCAAGAGCGGAGGCTCCCCAGCTCCGGCTGGCGGCTTGGGTAACGCCAAAGACCCGCAAGTCGAAGCTATGCTGGCGCAGGCGAAGATTGAAGACGCCAAGACCCGCCGCATGGAGGTGCAGGACAAGACGCGCCGCTCCTCGGTCGAAGACGAGAACCGCGACCTCGACCGAGCCAGCAAGGAAAATTTGGCGACACTAGGCTTGGCGAAGGACATCCTGATCCATCACATCAACGCCAATAAGGTTGAGAGCGAGGCGAAGGAAGTTAAGAAGGACATCACGGAATGATCTCCGACCCCAAGTCCCTCAAGAAGGCCCTGATGGTGGCCAAGTCCATCACCTCGTCCATTTCGCCGGACTTTGGGGTTG